AAAGTTGAAACAAGCGATCGTACAATATGGCCAAAAGAGCCTTTTCGTACAAGTTTTGTTTTATCACCATTGTCGCCACTGCTACCCAAAGCTTATTACTTAATCTGGCAACGATAAAAACCAACAGCGTATATAAAGCCGGCTGCCAATAGCTGTTTATAAACTCCTGCATTTTACCTCCTGCTATAATCTCCATAAGGAGAGTGATATTTTGAATACTAAAAAAAGAAAACGCATGAAATTACCTAACGGCTTTGGTAGTGTGGTATTAAGAACTGACGGTAACCGCCGCCGTCCATGGTCTGTAAAAGTCACAATCAACGGTCGCCAAAAATCAATCGGTGACACTGCTACCGAAATTGAAGGTTTGGCCTTACTCGCCGAATATCATAAAAACCCATCTTTATTCGCACCGACGCTGATCACCTTTTCCGAAGTCTTTGAGTTGATGCGGGCAGAACGATTTCCCAAGTTAGCCAAAACTACGCAGGTCAATTATTTATCTGCTTACAAGCATTGCAATCGGCTTTACAACAAGAAGTTTGCTGAACTTAAAATTGGTGACTTACAAGCTGTAATTCGTGATACAAGAGAATCTGGCGCATTATACGCAATGCAAAAGAAAGTCCGGCAAATACTGCACCATTGCTACACCTACGCAGTTAAGTATGAGATCATCTCACCTACCGCCGATATCAGTCAGTACATTGATATAGACCAGCATAAAGTCAAATACCCTAAAACACCTTTTAACACTCGACAGATAAACAGAGTAAAAAAACTCGGTGATAAATGGGCTATGACGGTGCTCATGATGATATACGCTGGTGTTCGTACGTCCGAAATGCTATCTGTCGTCAAAACAGACGTCAAGCTGCGACAGCGATATTTTATCGTTCGAGAGTCAAAAACTGCTGCCGGTCGCAACCGTGCTGTGCCTATATCAAAAAAAACATTGTCGTTTTTTGAATTTTGGCTATCTCAACCAGGTAAATATCTCATTACAGACGATTACGGCAATCAGCTTACATATCATCAATACCGAACACGCTTTGATGCTGTAATGACAGCCAGCCGCTGCAAGCATACGCCACACGAATGCCGCCACACCTGCGCTACCATGCTAGATAATGCTGGCGCTAACGAAACTGCAATCAAACGTATTTTAGGCCATGCCAGTCAAGGAGTTACTAAGAGGGTTTATACCCATAAATCCCTCCATGAGCTAAAAAAGGCTATAGACCTCATTTGACAGCCTTGAGTGGTATTAACCCGGCACGAATTTACGCAACAAAAAAGCCTGTATCCCTTGATTTCTCAACTCTACAGGCGGTTTGAATTCGGTATGATATTTTTTCATCAATTTTTATTATAAAAGTGCAGTATCTATGCGCTTTTTCATCCTTTCACAATTATTTTTCTAAAATTATGGCATCTAAAGCTTCTTTGCTATCAGCAGCATCAACCAAAGCTTGTTTCTCCCAGCCAGCCTGCTTACAGGCCCCTCTATGTAATCCCAAATCTACATTCCATTGAATGAGTTGTTTAACAGTTAGGTAGTGAATTGTTTTTTCGGTTCCACTATCAGGATAACCTCTCATAGGATAACCATTTGGATAATATTCCGAAAATTTATCAAGAGCTGAATTGATTGTATTAAGATCACTAGAAACCGTAAGCTGCGTATCCTTATCGCTATCGTATCTCACCATCTCTCCACTACATTCAGATGTAAAACCTCCTGTAATTTTACTTTCGGTCCAAGCATCAACTTCCAATAACTTAGAAGCTTTTAATTCATCAAGCCCTGGCTCATATGGCGGTATTTCTTTATATTCTCCTGTCTCTGGATCTCTATAATAACCATTTAATAGCATTGCAAATTCAGATTTTGTAACTAAGAACCCGTTTTCTTTTACATCTTCTGGTACATCACCATCTTCACGGTATCCGGGAGATACGCGTTTTCCATCTTTATCAAGTACAATGTAATATTTAAATTCTTTTTCCATTTTTATCATCCTTTCTTTTTTTACAGTGGGGAACGTGTGGAAGCGGAATAAACAATTTACCGCTAAGCTTTAACGAAAAAATATTTATTTGTGTAGTTACTGACATAACTTCTTCTACCAACAGCTCTGATGGTTATTTCTCGTTCAATAACGAGAAATCTACGATCAACAGTATTTTCATTACATCGTCAGGAGCTCATGGCGGTAACTACATTGTTGCCGGTGTATAAACAGTGGGGATATTATGTTGAGTCACAAAATCCAACAGATTATCGTTACTGGTCAATTCCTTTTACATCCCATTATATAACGATGGCAACCAAGACATATTATGAACCTAAAGAGGAAGCAGTGCCTTGGTTAGTTGGAATAGATATGCAAAAATTCATTTGCGGATATGGAGCAAACTTTATAGGGAGCAGTTATGTTTCATGTGTTGGTATAGGCTGTTAGCTACAGTGGGGATATTGTTCATCACGTACAGCAACATTTCCAATTCCGTTTCCAACTGCGGCACTATTCATTGTTGCCGTACCAAAAACTACAAGCACGTCAGCTACGGCAACTGGAGCAGAATATTTAGGCACTGCCAGTGTTAATTTATACCTTCATGGAACTTCTGGCTGGTATTTCGTTGGCGGCCATTGAACAGTGGGGAATGAATCGTACAAATGGTATTTATTCGTTTCCAATACCCTTTACAGAGGCACTTTGTTGTTTTGGTGGCGGCGGGGCTGGTAGTGGATATTATGATAATGCAAGCGCCTATAGCAACACACAGGTTTATGTTTATTCTGATGGATCTTCAAGATTTGTTAGTTGGATTGCTATAGGCGTCTAATAAACAGTGGGGATATTCAACTGGTGGCTCAGGCGCTTGGGCTTTAAAATTCAATGGTGTTTATACGGCAGTAGTTGTTGGCGCCCCTGGCTTTCCGGCAAGAGAGTTTTGTGGTTTTACTTTCGATTACACCCTTACTGGATGGAGTTTTACGGCGGGGTATAATAGCCCCATTTCATACATCAGGCCCACCACTACTGCAATTTCACTTGGCTATTGAACAGTGGGGAAGTTCTGCAAGTTTGTCGGGATATGTAGCAGTATGCATATTTCCTATATCATTTACAACAACTGATTATACTGCGGTAGCTACAGGAGTAATGGGTGCTGCTGATGCAACCTTTGGCAAAGAGAATTACGTGAATAATATACTTTGGGATTTTACATCGGAAAGCCAGGTAGCTTTTCGCTTGTCGCATCTGGATCGTCCAACGTTGAAATACATAGCTATTGGCTTTTGAACAGTGGGGAGAAAATGTCGGCGGTGGAGCTCAAACAGTGAGTTTACCTATATCTTTTGAGGTTGCTTTTACTGCTGTTGTTTCCTCTGACAGTTCTTGGTGTAATGCATCTTGCCATATAACGACAACTACCATCACCACAATGAATTATCAAAGCAATAGGCCTGATATTGCTCAATTAGGTCCAGTACAATGGTTGGCAATTGGTATATAAACAGTGGGGAGCTAATCTGCATGGTTGGGTTATATTTCCTATTCCGTTTTCTCAATTCAGGAGGTTGGTAACAAATCACCAAGGTAAAGTATTCATGGATTCTAAAGCTGTAGAAAGCAATTCATTGTCAGGTTTTACTCTTGATGTTAGAAATAATAATGATTCATCAGAGGATGCCCAATGGATAGCCATTGGGTGTTGAACAGTGGGGATATTATACGGCCGCTGTTGGAGCCATCTATACTGACGTAACTACGCCAGTATCTTTTTCTAAATGTTTTATTGCTGAATCAATAGATACACTGCTGGCAGCATCTACTACTTGGCCGGGAACCACTCAAACAGTTTGGAACATTAACGCATCCAATGGAAGCAAAATACGCTTCATTTGGTCAAAACCTCCTGTCGAATTAGACGGAGCCGTTTGGTTTGGAATATTTATTTAAACATTGGGGGGAAACAGTGGGGATATAGCGGATATGCAGTTAATTTCCCGATATCTTTTGACATTGTTTATAATGTCCTTTCAATCCCTCAAAATACTGCAAGTACATCTAATTCTTATTGGGGCAGATTTTATATAACTAATCTTACCAAAAATGGATTCACAGTTAGTGATACTGGTGCTGGTAGCAATAGATGGCTAGCTATCGGAAAGGCATAGCCACAGTGGGGAATAATCTCAAACAATAAAGCCATTTTCCCACTGGTATTCAATCTTTTTGTTAGTTCAGCATTGTTGCTTAATCGTGGTCCAGGAACAGGTACTTGGTATGGCGATAGCTCCAATACAACATTGACTGGAATATCTTGTGTAACTCCAGACTACGTTTTAAATGGGACTTACATTGCAATAGGAGCATAACAACAGTGGGGATATGGCAATTCCGAATCGACACAAACATTTCCTGTTAAATATCCTAACGCTGTAATTGGAATATATGGGAGTAAGAGAGCCATAAACTATGAATATACCTTTGCTGCAACGAGCATTACAAACAGTAATTTTTTCATGTCTACACGTAACTCAGAGGGTAGCAGTAGGGTTATAGCTTGTAACTGGCTGGCTATCGGCCAATAGCAAACCAAATGAAACTACCAAACCATGGATCACCGCCATAATCTTGTTTGTATACGTTGAATTTGGATGTGGTCCAATTACGTGGCTGTACCTCCGAATCGTATTTTGTCGGATTATTAGTATCGGTGTTTCTTAGTCCGCAAAATAGGGCAAAACAAGCAGAATTAAAATTCACAGGAAATGCGTACCAACCGCTTTCCCCCTCGCTTCCGTTGTTACCAGCGCTATTAATTCCCCACTGTGGCTATGCCTTTCCGATAGGTAGCCATCTATTGCTACCAGC